AATACTGGTAAGTATAAAGGCGGTGGTACCGCGTTTCACAACTACGGCGAAATAAGTCCGTTGCCAACGGGACATGCGCTAATCTTCCCAAGTTTTATTAATCTGCATAAGGGCCTGCCAGTCGAAAGCGGTGATAGATACCTGTTGGTTTTTTGGCTACATGATCGCCAAAGAATTATAGAATTGTACGAAAACTACCTCTAAAAATAACTGTTATTATTGTGTGTAAATAGTTGCAATTAGTTGCAAATTTTAGTATATTAGATATGTGAGAAATTTAACTAATAACAAAAAGGAGAAAAAAATGGAAATCACATTAAAAAACGTAAAACACTACGAGAGCATGAGCGAAGAAACATACTGCTTTGAAGCGAGTCTTTATGTAGATGGTAAGAGAGTTGGTAGAGTGTCTAATAGAGGGACTGGTGGTTGCCACGACTATGACTTCGATATGAAAACCGAAAGAGAGTTAGATGAGTGGTGCAGAGCAAACCTACCTAAGTGGACTATGTTTGATGATGAGGAGCATGACACAGATTTAGAAATGCACATATCTAATTTGGTTACTGACTTCTTAGACAACAAACACCTTAAAAACTTACTCAACAAAAGCGTTATCGTTATGGACGATAATTGTAAAGAAGGTGAGGTTTATCAATGGAAATTTTCTAAGTACAAAGGCAGAGCCAAAACAGAAGTTATTAGTGGTGTTACTAACGCTATCGCTAAAAACGAGAAGATGGTAAATCCAGTTGTGCTTAATTCATTGTCGCTCAATGATGCTAAAAAACTTTATTTTAGAAATTAATTAAATAGCAAGGAAAGAAGGTGGCACTAGCCACCTTTTTTTTAATACAAATCTGATAACTCTACAGTCTGGATGCCTTCCACATTGTAGGGTTTGAAGTCATCTTTATCCTTGCATTTCAACAACAAGTCTAATGCTTGCTCATTTCTTTGGCGAGCATATACTAACGCTTCATCCGATAAGGTATAAACCACATAAGGATATGGATGTTGCTTTTCTTGTGCTAAAAAGTTAAAACCTTTAGCAGTTAAACCTAATACTCTACAAGCATCAACATAGAGTGCTGCTTGCATGTGATAGTTGAAACTATTGATTGCGCCTCTAAAGCCACGAGGCGAAGCGTCACGACATGTTTTAAGATCCCATACATACTCATTGTCATACCAGTCCATGCGACACTTGAAAGGATGGCCGTGCCATTCAAAGACCAGGGTGTGCTCTACTTTGTCGGTTTCTTTTGGTATGTACTCTTTTACAACCTCTCGGCGTTCCATACAAACGTCATACAAGTCTTGAGTAATAGCGGTTCGATTGCCGATGGTTTCCATAAAGTTTGCATATTCTTCTTTGCCGGATTTAGTTCTGCGGTCAAACTTTGGTTGGATTACAAACTCTTCATTAAACTTATGATGTTCTAAGAATACAGTGTGTTGCACTCGGCCCTCAAGTAGAGCTGGTGTTTGCACCATATCTTTTTTATTCTTCCAGCTGTACGGGCATTTGATGACCGAAGTTAGATCGTGAGATCTAAAAGCTGGTATCTCTGCATACACTTCATAAGGTATGTCGTCATATATTCCTGGTTTAAACTCCTGCATTTTTTTTCATCTCCTCTATTTCTTCTGGTGTTAAGTTAAAACAATTTAGATTGCCAGCAACAGTTCTGCGTTCACCCTCACCAAAAAAAGGATAGACACAATGTTGCATCCATGAAGGAAACAACAACAGTTTGCCGGGTTCTGGTTTGATGTATCGTGATTGGGATGGACGCAATCGTTCCGGATCTCCAATCTGATTCAAACCATAAGTAAAATTTATAAATCCGTCTATAGAGCCAGAGCTTCTGTAAAGGTCATACCTTTGTTCAGCCTCTTCATTTGGTCTGTGGATTTGTTCTGGAACTAAGGTCCAAGTAGTAAAAGATAATCCCATGTTGGATGCAGTAATATGATCGTGGATGGGATTATAGTCACCCTCAAAACTATGAACTGACCACAGCTTATCTATACTTATTTTCTTCGGCTGTAGAGGAGATTTGGTTAGCTCGACAAAATGTTTTAGATAAGCCATGCCCAGATTCTCAACGATACTTACGAAAGGGAGTAGGCTCTGATCTGTGAAATCCATTTTTAATTGTTCGCCATTATGTATCTGACCAACCAAAGTGTCAGAGGCAGACTCACGTTTATCATTGGACCTCAAAGCATCAAGATACTCGTTGAGAGTCGTCACTACCTCGGAAGGTAATTGGTGCTGCAACATAATTGCAGCTGGCAGAGAAAAAACCTGGTATTCGATTTGGTTACTCATGTTCTTGCTCTGACAGTTTCACTAACTCAGTCATTATCAACGAATAGCCAACAAGATCGTCGGCACTGTCAATATGCTCTGGGTTATTAATGATTCGGCAAGACTTAAAGACAATCATCATGGCACAGCATTGCGAGGGTGTAAGCTCTACACCCAAAAGTCCACTCCAAGCATTTGCAAGTTGCACAAAGAAAGCATCCGGTTTGGCATAGGCCTCGCCTTTGCTGTCTAAAAGTTTTGCTATTTGTTCTGCTTTGTCTGTAAACATATTTAGGTGGTGAGCAACCGCCTCTTCGTTATGAAAAGGTTGGTGTGAGAAACTCGGAGAATGGTCACTCACCTTAACTGTTAAAAGGGTATGTTGTCTTCGTCGAAAGAGCTGTCGTTCATTTCTTTGGCAGCCTGCTCGGTTAGTTTGCCTACCTCATCTGCCATAGATCCTGGTTCAGAATCCTGTCCTGGATTAACTGCTTGATACTCATAACTCTTCTCGATGTCGCCTTGTTGCCAAGTCGGTAAACCAAAAAATATGTCGCACATGGCTTTACTCTCTGGACTTTGCTTACCTCTAAAATCATCTAGGTAAACATCTAAGTCAAAGATAACAGCGTCGTTGATAGTATCGACTTTCTTAACACCCTCTCTTGGCTCACGCAATGCTAATATCTTTGGTTTGCCTCCAGGCGAAAAATCAGTCGGTGCTGTATGGCCCACTTCTATTCTTGCAGTGCAACCTATAAGATTAGATATATCAAAACCTTTGAGCTCTTGCTCACTAAAACTTTTACCACGCCAGCTCTCTAAATCTTTACGCAGAGCCGCAGCTTCAAATAAAGATGCAGTATAAGTTTTAAAGACACCGAAAGGTCTGCCGTCTTCCATGGTTACTTGATTGTTTTCTGGATCCAGTGCATGAGTTATTTCAAAGCATAAATGCACTCTGGTTTTCTTGCTGGCAACGCCTTTGTATTCTTGGTCGGTTGTACCAAGGTCTACAATGCTGTAGCAAGTGCCTTGGTAAATACCTGGTTGTAAATTCGGTAGATCTCCGCCACCACCTTCGCCACTAATTGTTAAGCTCATATTATTTCTCCTCCATAATGTGTTTGCAAAATTTAATAAACTTGGATATTATTCTATAACCATTTGCAATACAAAGCAAACAACAATTTAACCGGGATGATTGATGTCATTAAAAATAAAAGGACCTAACAAAAATTTCAGCGCACCATTCACAAAAGATTATGTATCACAGTTTCAAGATTTTCTAGCCACTAATGGCTACGAACCCGATCCCAAGAAGGGACTGATTACCGATGGCTCGGTAGGTCGAGCGTACATCAACATTGGTAATCAGAGAAAGCTCGTCGGCTGGTATCAAGCATGGCTTGACCAATCAACCCCCTTTGGCCGTATAGGTGATTATCGTATCAGCACGGACCAGCCGACAGCGATCTGGAAACCAGAAAACAGTCAAAAGTTTCGCATGACTAAAGAGCAACGCGCCGAGATTGAGGAGCTCAGACGCCAAGCCGAAGTCAAGTCAGCAGAAAAGTATTCGCAGGCCGCACAGCGTTCGCAGTCGATTTGGGAGCAGTGTGAGGAAGTACAAAAACATGCTTATTTAGAAAAGAAACAAGTCTTATCCTATGGGTTACGCAAAGACAAACATGATAATTTAGTTATCCCACTTAAAGACAAGCAGGGTTCTATTGTTGGACTACAGTTTATCGCTCCCGATGGCACCAAGCGTTTTCTTACTGGTTCTAAAAAAAGCGGTAGCTTTTTTCTTCTCGGCAGAGAAATATTTAAAACAAGCGACAGCTTAAATTACGCCGAAGGCTATGCCACTGCCGCATCTATATACGCTGACCGCTCGCAGCCTGTGGTCGTGGCGTTCGATGCTTACAATCTTGTTAAGGTCGCAGAGGTTATGTATCAGTATTTCCCTAGGCACAAACACGTTTTTGTAGCTGATAATGATGAT